TCATAAAAGTCTCTAAGACCTTTTTCAATTTCTTCTCTAGACATATTCTGTTCTAGAGGATCACCATACTTCCATTTATTATGTTTGATGGTGTGTTTAACTATGAGTCTGTCTTGTATATCACCTATTGTAGATAACAGGTGTGAATATAGTTTGAGGTCTATATCTTTTTGTCTTTTTAAAACTATGCACCCGTGGTGTAGTAAAAGATGACCTAAATCTTTTATTTGATTTTCAGTTAAGTCTTTTACTTGAACATCAACAAAGGCTGCGTTGCCGTTTGCTAATTCTTCTATCACTATTCAGTAATTAAACCTTTAGGTGTTTGTATCAAACCACTACCAAAATTTTTGTTATAATGATTCAATAGATCAAGACCAGGTTCTTCTATTAAAAGAACATCATCTTTTCTTATATTAATCTCTCTTGAATCTGTAAATGGGAACCAAGGGGCAAATTGTAGAGTGCCTTGGCCACTCTCTCCTGCACCAACAAAACCTAATGCCATAGGTTTCTCCATAGTATATTTGTCTTTCAACTCACTTACTTTAGCAATTATAAAATCGCCCACTTTTAATCGTAGGACTTTCACTTCACTTGTATTAGCCATTATTCTTCCTTTTGTTTGTCAGCAACAAATGGTGTAGTCAATAAGTATTTTCTAGCAGGGTTAACCATAACATTTAATCGCTTCATAAATTCCCTATCTAATAAGATAGGTGTTCGTTCTGCTCTATCATCAATCGTAAAGAGAACTTTCTCATAGATGGTGCCTGCAAATTCAACATCTAATTCTATTAGTGGTCGGTCTTCATCATAGTTTCTAAGACCACCCACTTTAATATTGTCCATTTTAATAATATCAGTCGTATATTTTTTACCTAGTAAAGTCCAACTGACTTTCTTACCTTGAATATTTATCTTGTCTCCATGTATAACATTTCGACCACTATTACCTGTATCAAATTTAGCAACTAAATCTACACCAGCAATCTTAATCATCTCTTTAAACCCACATTCATTAGCGACATGAACCCAATTATTTCTATCTTCAAAAAATTCTATAATCTCTTTTGATATATTTCTTTTCGTTGCCTTTTCAACTCCTTCAGTACCAGCAGAAGAGTTTACTTCGATAAAAAATGGTTCATCTTTCTCTCTATTCTTAGAAGGTATAAAGTCAACACCAGTCCATACTCCACCAACTGCCTTAGCAGCTTCAAGACATTTTTCTATTTCTAAATTTGTTAAAGGTAAATCACTAGCGTCAGCACCTTGAGATATATTACTTCTAAAGTCTCCTTCTAGTACATCTCGTCTCATGGCCGCAATCACTTTACCACCAAGAACATGGACTCTAGCGTCATACTCTGTTTTTATAAATTCTTGTAGAAGTAAATCAGAATCTTCATCTTGTTTGTTTAATACTTGTACTAAACTTACTAAAGATTTTTCACTCTCTACGAATAGAACACCAACACCTTTTGAACCTCTAAGTGTTTTAAGTATGATAGGAAAATCTGTATCTAATTGCTCGAATGCTTCTTTAACATTATCAGGATCACTTATTAAAACAGTTTTAGGCTGTCTTAGACCTACATCCGCAAGTCTTAATGATGTTCTATACTTATCAGCACAGGTATTGATTGTTGATCTAGAATTGACACATACGATACCTGCTCTTTCTAATTGTGATACTAGGTCTAACCAAGAGTCTTTTCTTGTAATAGAACCACGAATGACAGCAACTGTATCTTTATGTGATATTTCAAATCCTTTTTTATCGTCTTTATTATGTACTCTACGAATACCATCCTCTAGTGTTATATATCCACCAGATAATTTGTATAGATAATTCTTGTAGCCTTTCTTATCTGCTTCTTCTCTTAGTCTATCAGCAGTATGAAATTCTTTTGCCTCTTCAGGCTCATCGGTAATGATAAGTAATCTAAATGCTTTATTTTTACCTTTAGTTTCTTCAGCTAAGTAATCATTAAACTTAATTGGTTTCATCTACCTTTTTACCTATGTTATACTTAGTCTCTAATGTCCAGTTATTTTTATCTTTAAATGCAATAACTTTTATTTGAGATAATGGTGCTTTATCGTTAGCAGCATTAGAATTAATCATACTAATTAATCCCCAATCAGCAAGTAGCTGTGTAATTGTATTTCTTCTTTGTATATCGTTGTCGGATAAATTACTAGGTTTGCCATCTAGGGCAAACAGTTCTTTAAAATGTACTATGAAATATCTACCTTGTTTGTGTAGTATATGGCACGATTGAAATAGTTTTTTATCTTTTCTTGACGCAACACCAATTCTTGTTAGTGTTTCTCGAACCTTCAAAAAATCGTCAGGTTCTTTTAAAGAGACCTCGAGCATACTCTCTGGACTCCATTGTATATCTTCACTCATTTTGTTCCACCTTTAAATAATTTTTCTTTAATAATCTTAATTTGTTCCTTAGAGAGTATTTTTAGAGCGTCTTTTGCTTTATCATTACTAAACCCATAAAACTCTTTTACCAAATCAATGTCTTTCAATTTAGACGCTCTTATGAACGGACTAAATCGTTTCTTTTTTCTAACACTATTTATATAAAATTGAAACTGAATATCTTTGTCAAGGTGGTGACTTCGATTCATTTCATTGGATAACATAAGAGTATCTGGGAATGCAGACATAATCTTATTAGTGATATAGGCAGGATACTTCTTAGCCCACATCTGATCATCTGATTTAACCAGGTCTTCTTTTGTGTAATTGATTGCGTTAAGGTAATGTTTTAACTCATAGGGATTTGACATAATCTAATATCTTTTCTGGTTTAGATTCCTCATATGGGTCTCCAACATTCTCATCTGATATATTATTTATGCCATCTTCAATGAACATTTTTTTGACAATGCCATCTGCTACAAAAGCAGAATATCGCCAAGACCTTTTACCGAATTTAGTTCCAGGTTTATCTACTAACATTCCTATTTGACTTGTTAGCACACCTTCACCATCTGGTATTAAAGTAATTGATTTCAATCCCAAATCTTTGCCCCAGGCATTCATAACATACATATCATTAACAGATACGCAATACACATCATCAACTTTACCAGTGGCAATAAACTGCTCATACAAATCTTCATAAGCAGGTAATTGTTTACTTGAGCAGGTCGGTGTAAATGCACCCGGTAGCCCAAACATAACTATTCTTTTACCAGAAAATAGAGAAGGCATATTTGCCTCTTGTACTCCATCATCCGTTTTAAATAGGAAGTTATAATCCCATAATTTCACATTTTCCATATTATCCTCCTGTTAACTTAGCAAATATAGGTCCTAGTTTTTCAGCTGTATGCATATTGCCTTCAAATGTTAAAAGACCACTCATATAGGCCGTAGTACCATCTAGTTCTTTATCTTTAAATTTTTGCCATGTATCCTCTGATATGTACATTGTACAATCAGCAACCTTATCTTCATCCGATACAGAACAGGCTTCACCTGTATCATCTAAGTATATTACTTTACCTGATCCAAAATCAAATTTAATAGTAGAATTTAAATCGATATCAATACGACCATTAAATAACATCTCGAATTCTTGTAAATATGTAGTGTAGCTCATTTTTTTCTCCTTATTTAAATTTACATTGAGACATAATCTCGGTTAAACAGGCAACAAGATTTATTTCTTGATCTGCCACAAAAGCGGACTTGTATGAATAGTCTGCCAATATTAGTACAGCGTGAGGTATAGTTTCTGATTCTAAGTTCTCATACATTGTATCATATATTCGTCTGAATACTACTACTGGATCATTATCTAAATTATTGACAACCCATTTTCTCATATTGGTAAAGTCTTTTTCTTTTAAAAGTCCTATAAGTTTATTTAGATTATCATCCGAGATATTTGCTAAAATACCTGTATCTATTTTACCACTTACAGAATACCTTTGCAACTCATTTAGTATTCTTCGATAGTCAGGGAAATGTTTGTTAATAAGTTCGGCAACAACTGCCTCATCAAAAGGTATAGTTTGCTCTTTAAGAATAATGCCAACCTTTTGAAACAGCTTACTTGCAAGTACAGGTCTATCTTTGTTGGCAATCTTGAAATCTATTGTTGAGAATCTACTATGTAGTGGTTCGATAAGTCTATTCTTGAAATTACAAGTAAGAATAAATCTACAATTCTTGTGGAACTCTTCTATGAACCCACGCATAGCAGGTTGAGTCGATTGTGGGTTTAGATAATCTGCCTCATCTAGTATGACAACCTTCTTACCACCTGATAATGATACCGTGGAGGCAAAGTTTTTGATCTTGGTTCGAAGAGTGTCAATACCAGATTCTTCAGAACCGTTGATAAACATATAGTCAGCATTCATTTGCTCACACAATGCTCTTGCAACGGTAGTCTTACCACAACCTGGTGGGCCTGCAAGAAGTAAATTAGATATCTCACCTCTATCTACAAAGGACTGAAAGGTCTCTTTTATATCTGTCGGTAAGATACATTCATCAATAGTTTGTGGTCGATACTGTTCGACCCATAAGAAATCACTCATCAATTTAACTTTCCATAATATTGTTTATACCAGTTTACAAATTGTTCAATACCTCTAGTGTAGTGAACTTTAGGTCTATATCCTAGTTCTCTTATAGTGGAGATATCACCCCAAGTAGATGGCACATCTGCTGGTGAACCTTCAACTAATTCTATGTCTGCTTTTGTACCTAAGTTTTCTTCAATAGCAGTTATCATTTCACTAACATATACTGATTTACTATAAGCAATATTATATATATTGCTCTTCTCTTCATTGTTTACTAATATATTAATAGCATTAACAACATCATCAATGTAGGTAAAGTCTCTTTTCATTTTACCGTTGCCGTATATTTGTATTTTATTTCCTTCGATAATATCTTTTGTGAATGAATGAATTGCCATATCTGGTCTACCATAAGGACCATAAACTGTAAAGAATCTCATACCATAATGATTAGGTATTTTACTTGATTTAAATTGACATTCATTTACATACTTAGACCACT